TATTATATCCTAACCTAATTTGTTTTTTGATGTCTTTATTTTAGATTAATTTCACGAATTATACTTAAATTAGCGTAATTAAAATTAAATGTTTGTTTTTTAGCCTTTTTTGTAACATTTTTATATCAATTTAGATATCTTAATGTAAGAGAATCTTTTTCTCTTATATTTAAAAATAAAGGAGTGCAGTATATTGATTGGAAATAATATGCATATGAATTGCTGTCAACAAGGAAAAGGAAAAAGCATGTGTGAATATGGAAAAGGATATGGCATAAATGAACATTATCCTCCAGAAAAACATATAGAAAATATAGAATGTTGCTGTAAGCCTAGTATGATAAAAGCTTTAGAATTATTGAGTCGTGAAGGTATAAGAGAAAATGTAAATTTTGATGCTTTTGCTTTTATAACAGATTTCTTCGTTGTTGGAAGCCCATTAATACTTTTAAGTCTTATACCTCCTACAAAAAAAGATAACTTATCTGCGGCACTTGATGCTTCTTTAAATAAATTACCAGGTTGCGACTGTGATACTATAGGTATAAAAGGTAGAGCATTATATCCAATTCCTCTACCTATAGATGATCTTACAGGAATATTAACTGCTATTGTAAATGTTTTAGAATCACTTAATATAGAGTTATTATTCCCACTAATAAATATTCTTAATGCTCTTATACAGTTAGGAGACGATGTTTTAGATCCTATAATAGATTTATTATTAGATTTATTTACTACACTTCCTAATGTAGATATAGCATCACTATGCCAATTAAAAGCTGTAGCTTTCCAAACTAATAATCCAACAGGAACTTCATTTTCACCTTATAAAGCAGTTAGATCTCAGTTAAGATGTTTACTTGATAATGACAGTAAAAAAGATGATTGTAACCCTAAGTGTGAAGATTGTTGCTGTAATGACGGAATATTAAGAGAAATAGCAGGTACAAATATAACTGGTACTGTTACATTAACAGCGAGTTCATTAACACTTCAAGGTGTAGAAGTAATCGGTAATAAAGATAATGTAGTAGTACTTGGAAATGAAGATGAAGGTAAATTCTACTTTGTTTGTGCAGATGCTGTATCCTTAATAGGTTAATATAAAATATATAGTTTTAAGTTAAAAGTATTTATTTTATTTTTAAGAAAAGGCTATGATCATATATTCATAGCCTTTTTGTTTTATTTAAAAATTTAATTTTCAGTACTGCCATAAAAAACAAGTTTATACAAATAAATATAATATTTTGGATATTTATCAAACTTATAATAAATAAAAAAATAGATAAGGCATTAACCTTATCTATTTTAACCCATGATTGAAAATAACTGTAAATAGCATGCTGTTTGTATAACATATGCTATTTATATAATATATGCATATTTATATAAATATGTGTCAAAAAACATTCTTTGTAAAATAATTAACTAGTTTAAACTTTTGATCTAATTAAATTTATTCTGAAAATAAATTATAAATAAATTTTAATTACTTTATTTATAATTTATTTTTTATTTTTTTTTACTTTATTATCTCTGTCATATTTTAATGATTGTTTATCTATATCAAAATCATCTGGCAGACTAGCTTTCGTAGTTTCTACAGCAACTTTAATTATATTATTTATTGTCTTACCTATAGTTGTATTTTTTATAGAAGATACTGCTTTTAAAAGCTTTAAATCATCCTCTTCAAGATAAATAGTCTGAGGTGTTTTTACTATCTTTTTTTCCTCTTCCATATCTAATAAATTTAAAGTCCCTATTGATATGTCTTCTTCTTTTATATTATTTTCTATAACTTTATCTACTTTAGTTTGATAGTCATTTTTTCTTATTTTTATCTCTTTAACATCTTCTTTAAAAACATCTAAAGCCATTTTATAGCACTTCCTTTTCTTCTAATTCTTTTATTAAATTATTAAACTCTTCTCTAACTTTGTGAGCCTTCTTTTGTTTTCTACAATAATCTTCTAAATCCATATTATTTAAAATTGCATTCTTTACTACAGTCGTATCACTAATCTTAGATTCTAATAAATCTCTTTTTATATCTTCAAACTCATTTAGATAGTTATTAAATAAATCTCCAGTACTTAATTTTCTGCTTGTATATGAATTTATAACAACAGCTCTTTTTACATTTGTTTGTATATCTAAGAACTCTAAGTCTTGTCTAAACTTTTGATAGAATAATTCGCACCCTCTTATACTAGCAATATCTTGATATTCAATTGGAGTTATAATGCTATCTGAAATTAACATAAAGTTTCTAGCTATTAGATCATAGCTTGGTGATAAGTCTACAAATATATAATCGTATTTTTCTACTGCTTCTATGTTATTTTTAAACCATCTCCATACAGCCTTTTCTCTTCCCATTTGAGTTGATAGGTATTCAGATAATACACTTAAACTTATATCACTTGGAATTAAATCAATATTTTCGAATCTATCTAATATACTTTTTAGTATTACTTCATCTGATGTTGCATTCTCTGTTAGCATTTGAAATAATGTTTTATCTTCGTGAACTACTTTATATAAGAATTGAGTTAGATTTGCTTGAGTATCTGCATCTATAAGCAATACTTTTTTACCTTCTTTACTTAATTTCATTGCAGTAAGTATTGTTAAAGTAGTTTTTCCAACTCCACCTTTAACATTGAAAAATGAACATATTTTCATAATTTACACCTCATTTATTTTTAAATTAAAAATAAATTATAAATAAATTATTTTTAATTTTATTTTAATTTTTAATTACTTTTTATTTTAATATAATTAAAGATTCATTACAAGTTAAAAGTAAAGTATAAATAAATTATTTTTAATTTATTTATACTTTACTTTTAACTTTATACTAAATTATAAATGGTTTTATATTAAATTATTATACATTTATATTGATATTCCTTTAATAACTAAACAAACATTATTAATAAATTATTTTTAATGTATATAAAATTTATTAATAATGTTTGTTTGCATTAAAAATAATTTATATAAATAAAAAAGCACATATTACATGTGCCTTTTTTAACCTATCTTATCTTCATCTAATTTCCAATTATCTGATATAATATCTTCGTTTGAATTATTAGAATGAACTTCAAATTTACTTTTTTGACTTTCAATTAACATTCTTTCTAATTCTTCTGCATTATATTTATTAAAGCTTTGATTTATATTATGAAACCTAGTATTTACTGATTTAGGTTTATTTTTTTTATTTTGAATATCATTTATTTTATTTTCTAAAGTCTTTTTAAAATAGTTATAAGATTTAACTTTAATCTTTTCTTCATCATCTTTTTCTAATGCTACTAAAATTGCTTCTTGTAATAATTTTTTATATGTACTATCTTTAAAATCATAATTTGAGAAATCTTTTTTAAAGTTATCTAATGTTTTAGCTGTAAATAATTTTTTGTTTGGAATATAGAAATCTTTTATTTCTTCTTTTTCATTTTTATTTACAGATTCTATTTCTTTTATTTCTTTAAGATCATCATTACTAACTATAGAACTTTGAACATTCTTTTTAAAATAAACTTTTTTCTCATAATCAAATATCATAAATTTAATCTCATCTACTCTTCTACCACTTTTTACTTCTTCAATATCTACTTTCATATTACCAACTTGATTTATTTCTTTAACAGCTTGGTTCAAAACTCTTTGCTTAAAATTTTTATATGCTGGATATTTGTTCTCTACCCCTAATACAAATCTTAACTGCTCTATTTTAAAACTCTTGATTATTGGTGTATCAGTTCTACTCCAAAGTCTTAATAATTCATATAATCTTTGAGCATAAAAACTTTTGAATTTAGTTAAAATCTCTAAATTTAAAGGAGCATATACAGTATAGTCAATTAAGTGTCTATATAGCCTATCTGCAAGCTTTATTTTAAATGTCTCTTTGTTTACATTATACTCACTTCCTGCAATTAAGTTATAATCACACTCTATAGTATCTCCATCTTCTCTTTTCTCAAATTCTAATGATGTTTGTTTTAAAATTTGTATAGTTTTTTTTATATTTGCAAGTGTTCTTTGATTCTTATTTGGAATAAGTTTTTTTATGTCTTCTAATTTTACCGTACAGCTCAACTCTCCATTTTTTTCTTTCTGAGCGGTTAACAAACAATAGTAAAATATCCTATTTTGAATTGCTGTTACTTCATAAGATGTATGTACAAGTTGTTTAGATTGCATTAATAAATCTATACAACTATCATTAATTATAATTTCACTCATAAAATTTCCCCTTTTTAGAGTATCAAATTGTTACCTTTAAAATAAATCTTTTATTTAATCTATCTAAAAGGTAACAATTTAATACTTATAATAGTATTTAAAAGACTTCCAGATATTAGGACCTTTTTTCTCTTTATGTCAATTATAGCTAAAATATAAATCAAAGGCAACACATTTTTATTAACGTTACCCTTAAAGGTATCAAATTGTTGCCTTTAAGTATCAAATTGTTACCTTTAGAGTATCAAATTGTTACCTTTAAGTATCAAATTGTTACCTTTAAGTATCAAATTGTTACCTTTAGGTGCCTACACCTTAGTATTTTCAATGTCTCTATACATCCCTAAATACTATTAAATACTATTAAATACATATATATACTATTAAAGAATAACATTCTGTATTTTATAACAATTTAAGATTTCTTGAATGTCAAAAAAATAAGTAATATAATAAAAGCAAAAAAGGGAGTTACTTAAATGAAGAAAATAATAATCTTAGTATCATTAATGGCATGTTCAATGCTGTTTGTAGTTGGATGTGGAAGTAAAAGTATACTTGGTAAAACTCACGAAGAAAGTGTTAAAAATGGATTAGGGGAAGAAATAGGAACTAGATTAGTTGTTGAAAGTAATGAAAAAGATATTACTGATAAAAATCTGATTCAATTTTATAATGATGTAGTAAAAAATAATGATTATAAATATATAACAGTTGATTTAGGAAATGATGAAGGAATAATGTTTAATAATGATAATATGTTTATCAAAGGAAAAATAGATAAAGATGGAATGATAAGTGAAACTATTAAAATGGGTCAAATAGATAAAGATAAAATAAAATATACTGAGAACTAGAGTTAAAACTCTAGTTTTTTTATATGAAAAATCAGAACATATGTTTGACAATATGTTAAATTTATGTTAATATTTTCCTGTAATTATGAGGAACATACGTTCTGATAGTAAGTCAAACACTAGCATTTTCAGTATGTTTAGGGAGTGTAACCAAAATGAATCAAGAAGAGATTGTAGAATTAATAAAAAATTTAAATAAAATTCAAATTGAAGTGATAAAAGAAATAATGAAAACTATTATAGAAAATAAGAAGTAGCAGACTTAACTTTAAATCTGCTACTTTTTTATTTAGAAACTATTTTTTTCATTGTCTCTAATATAAGTTTTTTAGAATCTTTATCAAGAGTTTCGAATAATTCAATAAATTCTTTTTCATCAGAATCCAAATCAAAATCGCTATATTTATCCATTATTATAGGTTCACATCCATTTTTTAGCCACTCTGGATTAACATTTAAAAGTGAAATTAAATCTCTTTCAATTCTAGGAGTTATAACTCTTATGCCTTGTTCTATATTTGCAACTTGAGCTCTAGAAACTCCTATTATTTCAGCTAATTGTTTTTGTGTGAAATTTAATTCTTTCCTTATTTCTTTAAGCTTATTCAACAAAAACACCTCCTTGTGTCATTATAACATTAAAAAGGACACAAAACAATGTTCAAAATACACAAAATGACATTAAAAGGTTGACTTAAGACACTAAGTGTCGTAAAATGTAATTAAATTAGGGACACTTAGTGTCTTAAGATGAAGGAGGAAAATTTCTTATGACTGATAGAGAAATTATCGAATTAATTAAAAATGTAAAAGAAAAAGCTCCAAATCAATTTTTTGAAACAATAGGGATTATGAAAGGTATAAAAATTATGGCTGAAAAGATTGAAGTAAGTTCGAAAAATAATACAAATGCTAGGTCATAAGCTACTATCTAAAAAGGCTTATAGAAGCCAGTAAATTATCAAAAATTAAAAGTTATATAGGCTTTATTAGAACTTGTAATAAGTATTAACAAATCAACCATAAGTATTATTTATTAAATACAAAAGTAAAAGCAATAGGTGAAATAGCATGAAGGGAAAACAAAGAAAGAAATTTATAGAGTGTGATTATGAAAGACTACATACAAGAGTTTTAGAATCTGATATCGATAAAGATGAAATAAATCAAATTATAGATGTTAGAACAAAATGCTCTTATGTAACAAAGACTATAGATAGTGGACTAATTAGAGAAGTTGAAACATATCCTATGTATCTTAAATCTGAGATGCCAAAGGAATGGAAAATAGAAAAAAATAAACAAACTCAAAAAAATCTTAATAATAAAAATGCACAAAAAAATTTCATAAGAAAAATTAATACTAACTTTAAAAATGGAGATTTTTTTATAACATTTACATATTCAAATGAGAACTTACCAAAGGATCATGTAGAAGCTAAAAAAGATATGCAAAATTTTATAAGAAGATTGAAAAGATTAATTAAGAAAAAAGAGTTGGACGTGGAACTTAAATACGTATATGTTACAGAGCATTCAGAAGGCCCTAAAGGGATTAGATGCCATCACCATGTAATAATGAACTCAATACTATCTATGGAAGATATAGAAGGCTCATGGAAGCTTGGAAGAAGGAATAACATACGTAAGTTAGATACAGATGAACTTTGGTTAACTGGGGTTGCAACTTATTTGTGTAAAGACCCTAAAGGAAAAAAGAGATGGTGTAGTAGCAAAAATCTAAAAAATCCACGTATAACTAGAAATCACTCAAAGTTTAGTAAGAAGAAAATAAATAATATGGTTAGATTTAGAGATTTAGTAAAAGAAGAAATGGAAAAGGCTAATCCAGGATATGTATTTATAGACCATGAGATTTATTTAAATGAACATAATGGAAAGCCTTACATATATGCAAGAATGAGAAAGTATAAAGAATGAGGTGGTAGATATTGGAGTAGCAAAAGATAAAAATACAAATTGTTTATTTGCTGTAGATGGAAAAGTATGTACTCACAAAAATATTTGTGATAAAGAAGCTTGTTCCACTAGAACATTACTAAAAGGGTATTCAAACTGTGTTTTCTTGTATTCAAAAGAAAAAGCCAAGGAATATTTTAAGGAAAATAAATAAATTAAAAAAAGGATTGAGTAAACAATGGATATAACAGAAAGTGCTATAAAACTAGAGTATTTAGTAAAAGAGATATGCAAAGCTAAAGGGTTAGATATGAAACAACTTGTAGAAAGAGAAAATCCTAAACTTAGGTTAGTTTGGAAAGAAGCTCAACAAGTATTTTTTAAATCAAAACCAGTTATGAATTAAGGATAAAGTGAAAGATGAAAGATTTATATATTTTTATATATTATTTAATTTTTATATTTGGAGGAATTGAAATATTAGCTTATATAGCTGATAGAAGGAGATGAGTATAATGTCTATTTATGTTATTGTATGTCCTTGCTGTAAACAACCAGATAGTTTTGAAAAAGATGTAGAGTTTGATGATAACTCGACTTTTAAATGTGAATGTGGGAATGAGTTTACATTAGAAGAAGCTGAAACAATGGAATTAGAAAGAAAGTAAAAATAAGAGGTGAAGAGGGTGAACTATTCTAATACTTATGATTTTGATTATACAGAAAATTATATGGCTTTATTAGCTTGTATATTAAATCCTAAATTAACTATAGGAAAAGCTGTAAAACATATAGTACTTGATAATATTAAGGATTTTGAAACTAAAAAAACTAAAAGAACTAATCAAAAACATAACTATAAAGTAAAAGTTTTAGATGAAGTTGAAACTAAAGCAATTGAATTTGATAACTTAGATGATTGTTGCGAATTTTTAAACATGAGAAGGGCAGATATAACAACTTATATAAAACACAATAGACTATTTAAAAAGAGATATAGAATACAATATTTAGAGCCTATAAGAAAAGTTGAAAGTAAGCCTTTAATAGTTAAAGATACATTAAAAAATGAAACAATGGAATTTAAAAGTATTAATAAGGCATGTGAGTGTTTAGGAGCTAAAAGACATAATATTAACGAAGCTATAGCAGCTAAAAGATTATTTAGAAAGAGATATAAAATTGAGTATAAAAGGGAGATGTCTTAAATGTACATAAAGAAGTGTGAGTATTGTGGTAAAGAGTTTAAAACAACTCAACCAACTACTAAGTATTGTGGCAAATATCATGCTGGGAAAGCTCGAGCGGAAAGACAAGCATTTAGAAAAAACAAAAGTAATTAGGAGTGAAATAGAAGATGGAACTACATGAACTTAAGATTTTACCTGAATACTATGAAAAAGTAATTAGTGGTGAAAAAAGTTTTGAAGTTAGAAAAGATGATAGACAATTTTCGGTAGGGGACTTAATAAGGTTGAAAGAGTTTGATAAAGATTTTACTGGAAGAGATTATTTAGTAAAAATTATATATAAATTAAATGGTGGTAATTATGGTTTAGAAAAAGGCTATTGTATATTATCTATCAAACCATATATTGAAGGAATAGATAAGGAAAAAACAATAAGGGACTTTTTAAAACAGGCAATTAAAGAACAGGAAAAAGAATTGTGTATGTATTTATCAGGACAATATACAAAAGGTGAATCTTATGAAAAAGAAATAATAGATGAATGTATACATGATGTTAGACTTTTAGAAAGTTATTTGTAACAAAATAATTCTTTTATATTGGAGGTTAATATGAAAATAAGTGATGAAAAAAGAAAAAAGCTGTATAAGTTTATAAATATATTAGAAGTTAAAAAGCGAATTGATAAATATGAAGTTATAGATGTAAATGAGAATATAACTAAATGTGAAGATATAAAAGGATTAGATATAGTCTTAAATTTATATGAATTTAAAAATTTAAATCTATATATACCAGGAATGAATATAATTGATGAATACTTAATGAAAGATTATATAATAGAAAATTTAGAAGCTATATTTAATTAAGCAAAGGGATAACAGATGGAAAGTATTTATATAGAGTGTAGAAACTGTAGTACATATTTAAAAATAGATAAAAAAGATTGTAGATATAGCTGTTATAAATGTAGGTGGGAAGAAAATCTAGTTGTAATAAAAGAAAAAGGAAGTAATGAAGATGAAAAGAAGTGAAGCTAGTGAGCAAATACTATTAATGCAATGGTGTAATTTACAAAAATTTAAATATCCTGAATTAGAATTAATTTTTCACATTCCAAACGGTGGAAGTCGAAATAGATTAGAAGCTGCAAACTTAAAGAAACAAGGTGTAAAATCAGGAGTTCCTGACTTATTTTTACCTAAAGCAAATAGGAAGTATCATGGTTTATTTATAGAAATGAAGTTTGGAAGAAATAAGACCAATGAAAATCAAGATAGATGGATAGAAAATTTAAAGAAACAAGGTTATAAAGCAATTGTATGTTTTGGATTTGAGGAAGCTAAAGAAGAAATATTAAAATATATAGCTAGTTAGGTGGGGGATTAATGAGCAGTGACAAATTTAAAGAAGCAGAAGGAAAGTTATTTAATTATAATCTAACTAAAGCAGAAATGAATTGTTTAAAATTAGATATAGAAAAAATCAAAATAAATATAAATGATAATTATGATTATAATTTATTATCAAGTATAGGATATGAGGAAAGAACAGGGAAAACAAATCATATATCAAAGCCAACAGAAAAACAAGTTATAAAGAAAGAAAAGGAAATTGAAAAAGCTATTAAAGATAAATACAAAGCTATGAAAGAAAAAGAAATTGAAATTAAGAAAATAGAAAATGCATTAACCATATTAACTGATGAAGAAGTAGATTTAGTTAATAGAAGATACTTCAGTAATAAGAATTTAGGATGGGCTTATATAAGTACAATGATGTCTATGTCTGAATCTAAATGCAAGCAAATGAGGGTCGAAATAATAGATAAGATAAAAGGACTATTATAACATAAACTTAATATTTAATTTATATATATTTTGAATACGATTTATGTATGATTTGTGTACGATTTATGTACGTTTCGTACACAAATCATACATAAATGTTAAAGTATAATAATAGTATGGAAATTTTGTAAAGATTCCATAAACCCACATAATATCTATTACTGTAGAGCCAGGTAATTCTCAGCTACCTGGCTTGAAAATATTATATGAGGATATAGTTTAAATTTGGAAAATCACTAACTTTCATTTAGTGAATCAGGTTCGATACCAGTTATCCTCGCCAATTAAATAGGACTTTACTAAAAGAGAACTCTGTAGAGGTATGGAGTATAAACAAATTAAATTACGTTCTCATAAAAGGCTAGATTAATTTCTAGTCTTTTTTATTTTAAAAGAAATATTGGGAAGTGTTAAAAACTTATGGTCCATATTAGATTTAAAAGATATATACAAGATGAAGAAGCTAATAAGTTTTACAAAACATATAAGTGGATTAAGAAAAGAAAAGAAGCTTTGATAAGAGATAACTATGAATGCCAAGAGTGTAAGAGGAAAGGTGGATACCATAAAGCTGAATGTGTTCATCATATTAAGGAACTTAAGAAGTATCCTGAACTTGCACTAGATATAAATAATCTTATTAGCTTATGTAATAGATGTCATAATTTAATCCATGAAAAACACTTAGCTAGAGTTAAAACAAAATTCATAAATGAAGAAAGATGGTAAATAAAACTTTTATACCATAGCCCCCCTATTAAAAAAATCGACTCTAGGGCAAGCCGTATAGGTCGGAGTATACCCCGGACAAAAGAGAAAAAATCACTTTTCATGTGAGGGGGGTGGCAACCTTGAAAAATATAGGGTGCAACTAAATTTTTAATATTAAAATTGAGGTGGTGAAATGGGTAATGGGAAAAATTTAGAAAAACACGAAAAAGCCTATATTGACTATATTTCAGGTATGAAATACAAAGATATAGCTGAAAAGTATAATGTAAAAGTAAATACAATAAAATCATGGAAAAGAAGACATGGTTGGTCTAGAGAAAATGCACTAAAAAAGGTGTGCGAGGATGCAATGGTGCAAGATTTGGGAAATATTTTAGAAATAAAAGAAGACATGATAGATCAACTTAAAAGTAAGGGGACTGATACTAAAGATAATATACATTTAGTTGAACAGTATATAAAGCTTTGTAAGATTGTAGATAGCTTAAATAAGGATATAGAACAAAGAGGTGTAACCATTCAATGGAAGAATGGGGAACAAGTAGGATTTAAAAAGAATGATAGTCTTAGTGAATTAGGAAAAATGTTAAAGACTATGCTTGAAATAAAAGTAAGAATTGGATTAATACCTACACCAAAAGTAGATGATGACGATGAAATTTAATAAACATATAGATAGATATATTGATTTAGTCGAAAGTGGATCTCTTATAGTTGGTGAGGATATAAAAAAACTTATAGTTTTAATTAAAGATAAGCTTTCTCAACCTAATGTTTTTATAGATTCAGAAAAAATTGATAAAGCAATAGAAAAGATAGAACAATATTTTCCATACAAGCTTTTAGATTGGGAAAAGTTTATTATAGGCTTAGTACATTGCTATTATGATGATGGAACTTTAGTATGGAACACTTTTTTATTAGTAATGGGTAGAGGTGCTGGTAAAAATGGATTTATCAGTCCTTTAAGTTGGTATTTAACAACCTCATTTCATGGGAAAAGAGAGTATAACATTGATATAGTAGCTAATAGTGAGGACCAGGCTAAAACATCATTTGAAGATGTATATAATGTCATAGATGATAATAAAAAACTTCAAAAAGCATTTTATTACACAAAAGAAAAGATTGTATTTAAAAAAACTAAATCATATATAAAATACAATACATCAAATGCTAGAACTAAAGATGGTTTAAGGCCTGCATGTATTATATTTGATGAAATACATGAATATGAAGATTATTCAAATATAAAGGTATTTAAATCGGCATTAGGTAAAAAAGAACATTCAAGAACATTTATGATAACCACAAATGGAAATGTAAGAGGTGGAGTATTAGATGATTACTTAGAAATTGCAGAAGCTATATTAAAAGGTGAAAATAAAACAATGAGGTTACTTCCTATTATTTATAGATTAGATGATGATAAGGAAGTAGATGATAAAGAAATGTGGAATAAGGCTAATCCATCATTAAAATTTTTTAAAGATTTAAGGATTGAGATGGAGCAAGAATATGAAGATATGAAATATCAACCTCAATTAGCAATTGAATTTATGACAAAACGTATGAATAGACCTGCACAAGATAGTTTTACTGTTGTAGCTGAATGGGATAAAATAGTCGCTACAAATCAAAAGATTCCTACACTAGATGGATGTACTTGTATTGGTGGAGTAGACTATGCAAGTATAAGGGACTTTGTAGGATGTGGACTTTTATTTAAGTTTGGAGATAAAAGAGTATGGCTACATCATACATTTATATGTCATAAAGCTTTAACTTTACCAGGTAGACAAATAAAATTTGATATTGAATTAGCTAAAAAAATGAAATTATGTACTGTTTTAAAAGAAGATTCAGTTAATCCTAAATATATAGTAGATTGGTTTTTAGAAATGTCAACAAAATATAATATAGTGGATATTAAAGCTGATAGTTATAGAAAATCTTTATTAGCAAGTGCATTTAATGAAGTTGGATTACCTTTAAGTGATGTTCGAAATGGATATATAACTCATAATAAAATAGCCCCTTTATTAGAACAACTATTTGCTAATGAAAATATAATTTTTGGCAATGATCCTATGATGCGATGGTATACAAATAATGTTTATGTAGATATAGATAAAAAAGGAAATAAAAGTTATAAGAAGATAGAGCCTAAGTTAAGAAAAACTGATGGCTTTTTTGCTTTTATACATGCATTAAGTGAAGACGAAAATATACCTCAAAGTGTTAATGAACAAAGTTATTATGGATGCTATTCATATTAAGGGAGGTGATTAAAATAGGAATAAGAAATTTTTTTAGTAATTTATTTAGTGTAAAAATGAATGGCACTGGTACAAGTTCTTTACAAGCTGAAATATTTTATAAAGAATTTGCTATACAAACATGTATATCCATAATTACAAATGCTTTGATTTTAGCAGAGTTTGAAACTTTTGAAAAAGGTAAAAAGCTTAAAAAAAATAATTACTATTTATTTAATATTGAGCCTAATATGAATCAAAATGCTACCGAGTTTTGGATGCAAGTTATTTCAAACTTAGTTTATGATAATGAATGTTTGATAATTCAACATGATAGTCAATTATTTGTAGCAGATTCATTTGAACATGATGAATATGTATTTTATGAAGATACATATAAAAACGTAGTTGTAAGAGGATATTCATTAAGTGATACATTTAATGAATCAGATGTTATTTATTTAAAACTTAATGATGGAAATATAAAAAAAGTTATAGATGGTTTATATAGTGATTACAGCAAACTTTTAGGAGTTTCTATATCTTCATATAAAAAATCAAATGGAAGAAAAGGAATATTACAAATAAACGGACAAGCCCCACTTCAAGGGATTGCAAAAGATAATTTTGATAAATTAATGCAAGAGGATTTTAAAAATTACTTAGAATCTGAAAATGCAGTTTTACCTCTTAGTAATAGTTATAAGTTTGAAGAAAGTAAAAATGGAGGAACTATTAAAGATAGTAGAGATATAAGAGCCGTTATAGACGATATTATAGACTTTGTAGCATCTGCTTTTCATGTTCCTGCAGGAGTTATAAAGGGAGATATAGCAGGAGTTGAAGGTCAAACTGATAACTTCCTAATGTTTTGTATAAATCCAATAGCAAAGCTTATTACTACTGAAATAAACAGAAAAATATATGGCAAATCTGATTTTATTGAAAGGACCTATGTAAAAATGAATACTCAAAGAATTAGAGATGTAGATATATCAAAAATATCTAAGGCAGCTGACTTATTATTTAGAATAGGTGTTAACTCAATTGATGATAACTTAGAATTGATAGGAAAAGAGCCAATTAATACAGATTGGTCACAAGAACACTATGTAACTAAAAACTATCAATCTGTGCTTAATCCTGATTTGAAAGGGGGTGAAAGAAAAAATGGAAAAGAGAACAGTAAGTCTACAATTTAGAAGTACTGACTTAGAAACAAGAAAAATAGAAGGTTATGCTGCTATCTTTACTGATGAATATACAAAGCTAAAGGATAGATGGGGAGATTGCTTTTATGAAAAGATTTCACCAGGAGCATTTTTAAAAACATTAAATGATAAGACTAGAGATAAGTTTATGCTTATTAACCATGATTGGAATAAAGTTGTAGGGAGAACTAATTCAAACTTAGAACTTGAGGAAGATAATAAAGGGCTAAGATTTAGTTTAGAAGTTCCTAATACATCAGATGGTAATGACTTATTAGAAAATGTAAGATTAGGATTAGTAAAAGGCTGTAGTTTTGGATTTAATATAGTAAATCAAAAAACTAGATGGGATGATGATTGGAATTTCTATCGAGATATTACAGAAGTTGATTTATTTGAAATAACAGCTACACCTATTCCAGCATATTCAGACACAGAAATAAGTTGCCGTTCTGAAGAATTATCAAATATTTCAATTAAAGAAATAAGAGAAAAAGAAAAAAACTTAGAAGGTCCACAAAATCAAAATAAAATTAATGAAAATAGAAGTGCTGAAATTATTTCAGCATTTTTTAATGCATTTAAATAAGAAAGTGAGGAATTGATTAATATGGGAATGAAAAATTTAGATAAAACGATAGATATGACACAAATAAGAGCACAGGTAGATGAAGCTTTAAAAAATAATAATTCGGAAGATATATCAGAAGCTTTAGTTAGAATGGCAGAAGGAATACAAGAAAATATATTAAAAGAAGCACAAACACAAGCTAGATCATTAATAAGAGCACAAGTTAATGATAGAAATGTATTAAATGAAAGAGGAATGAATGTTTTAACTACAGAGGAAAGAAAATATTATGAACAAGTAATAGAAAAAAGAGCATTTACTAATTTAGATGTAGCTTTACCAAAGACTGTATTTGATAGAGTATTTGATGAATTAGACAAAGAACATCCACTTTTAAATAAAATTGCATTCCAAAATACAACAGCTGTTACTGAATGGGTAATAAGAAAAACAGATTGTGAAGCAGCATGGTGGGGAAAATTAACAGATACAATTAAAAAAGAACTTTCACAAGGTTTTGATAAGATAAAAACAGACATGTATAAATTAACAGCATATATGCCAGTTTCAAAAGCTATGTTAGATTTGGGACCGGAATGGTTAGATAGATATGTAAGAGCGGTATTAAGTGAATCTATATCAATGGCTTTAGAATATGCTATAGTTGCAGGAACTGGGAAAGACCAACCTATAGGAATGATAAAAGATTTAAAAGGGTCTGTTGTTGAAGGTGTATATCCTGATAAAGCAGCAATAAAATTAAATGATTTTAAACCTACTACTTTAGGTAAAAGTGTAATGGCTCCACTAACAAAAGGTGGAAGTAGAGCAGTTCCTTCTATTTTAATGTTAGTTAACCCTTTAGATTATTGGGAAAAAGTATTTGGAGCAACTACATTTTTAACACTACAAGGGACTTATGTACACGGTGTTATGCCTATACCATCAGAAATTATACAATCGGTAGCAGTTCCAAAAGGAAAGCTTATAGCAGGAATGGGAAAAGATTACTTTATGGGGATTGGATCAAGTCAAAAAATAGAGTATTCAGATGAATATAAGTTTTTAGATGATGAAAGAACTTATGTATCTAAACAATATGCTACAGGAGAACCTATAGATAATGAATCATTCCGTGTATTTGACATAACAAAATTAAGTGTAGATGTTCCAGTAGAGAGTAAATAATGTTAGATGAATTAAAACAAAATTTACAAATTACTTGGGATGATGAAGAAATAAAACAAAAACTTGAAAGAAGCCTAAGTTCAGGTAAGGAATATTTAAATTACATAGCAGGGGTTGAAATTGATTTTGATAACAGCCCCTTTGCTAAAAACTTATTATTAGAATATGGAAGATATTTTTATAATAATGCCGTAGAGTACTTTGAAACGAATTTTCAAAAGGAACTAACACATCTTCAAATAATGAATGTGGTGAAAAAAGATGTTCAATGATTTTAAAACTAAGCAAAAGGAATTATTAAAGACCTTTAAGCACAAAATTGAAATAAAAACAGTAAAAGATACTATTGTAAATGGGAGAAGAATTAAAGGAGTAGAAACAAGCTTTCATCCTTGTTATGCTAATATACTTGATTTATATGGCAAGGAACTTTATAGTGCTTTAGAAGCTAAATTAGAAAATACGGCAATATTTGAAATACGATATTGTCAAAAGCTTGAGGCCCTAAGAAATAAAGAAGATTTTATTATAGTATGGCAAAATAAAAAATATAAAATTTATTATCCTGATTTTTTAGGATATAAAAGAGATTATATACATTTAAAATGTAATGAGGTGCTGTAATGAGCATTGAAATGGAATTTGAAGGCTTAGATGAACTTATAAAAACAGTGGAACTTTTAGCATCAGAAGCCGAAGTGGATACTGCTAATAAAAAGATATTAAAAGAATGTGGGGAGCTAGCTTACTCTACTGTTAAGCCACTAATTCATAAAAGTAAAGATAATAGTAAAAGTGGAAGAAAAGGAAGTAGACCTCAAGGTCATGCTAGTGATAATGTGCCACCCCCTAAGTTTAGAACTAAAAAAGGGGAAAAATATATAGTTGTAGGATGGGAAAAATCCGACAATAGTAATTACTATTATATGAAAATGGAAGAATGGGGGACAAGTCAAAGACCTCCACACCATAGTTTTGGTGTAGTTAATAAGATGTTAGGTAAACAATATGATAATATAGCTACAAAAGAATATGATAAATTAATTAAAAAGCTGGAGAGGTGATATAGTGGAAAATAAATATTTTGATATTATAGCACTTGTTGTAAAGGCTTTAGAATCTACAAATATTCCAGTATTTGAGGGGTGGTATGATGAAGAAATAAATAAAACACATATTACAATTCATGAGTATTTAGAACAAGATAATGAATATGAAGATGATAAGGCTGGATGTATAGAACATAATATACAAGTAGATATTTGGAGTAAAGATAGTTTAGAAGCATACAATTTAAAAAAGCAAGTTAGAAAATTAATGATAGAAAATGATTTTAGGAAAACAGATAGTCAAGATTTCTATGAAGTTAAAACAAAAATATATCATAAGGCAATGAGATTTACTTATAACGAGTTTATATAGTAAGTCTTTTTTTATTCTCGAAAAGGAAGTGATAAAATGAGTGAAACAGTTGTAAGTAGTAGAAGAATGGGACTTAGGGATATATCGGCAGCATTAGTTGAAAAAAATACTGTTGCTGAATATTCTGCCACTAAAATAAAAAAATTAGCTAGATCCATAAGTGCTAAAGTTACAGAAAAAAAGAAAGTTGAAAAATTATATAGTGATGATGGTACAGAAGCAGTTGAGGAAACTTTAGAAAGTATAGAAGTTGAAATAGAATTAAATGATTTAAGCCCTGAACAAGAAGCATTACTAAAAGGATGCACATATGATAATGGATTTTTAGTAGATAATCAAGACGACATGGCTAATGAAATAGCTTTAGGGTGGAGAGCCAAAAGAACTGATAAAAAATATGAATTTGTGTGGTTATATTGTGGTAAATTCTGCGAAGGTGGAACAGAAACTTATGAAACAAATCAAGAAAAATTAAAAACTCAAACACCTAAATTAAAAGGCACTTTCTATCCGCGACAAAAAGATGGAAATTGGAGAATTAGAGTAAATGAAAGTTATTTACTAGAAGAAAATTCAGATGCTAAGACAGCTATACAAGATTGGTTTTCAAAAGTACAAGAACCAGTTAAAAAAGTATCTTAAAGTATTAATTTTTTTAGATTTAAGAAAAAACGGCTTTTTAAATTAACCTATAAACAGTTTTAAAAAAATACACGATGTATTAATCAATTAAAATAAGCAACCTCTTAAAATGGCTATATTTAAGTATTTTTAAAAAGTTGCTTATTTTATCAAAATATCAAATTTGAAAGGGTGGTTTTTATGAAAATAGTAGTAAATAGTAAGGAATTTGACAGTGGAAAGATGGTTAGAAGTAAATATAAAGTATATTCAAAAGTAAGAGATGAATTAACTGGCAAAGAAAATTATGATGATGAAGATTTAGATAAAATGGTAAATGCTTTAGTAGTTTTATTTGATAATCAATTTACGGAAGATGATATAAATGATGAATTTGAAGTAAGTGATATAATATTTAATTTTATAAGAGCAGACCTTGAGGTAGCTGAAAAATTAAATAAAAGTATAGATAAGACAAAAGCACTTTTTATGAAAGACAAGAAATAGATATATTTGATATATCTATTTCTTGTCTTTATACTAATAACTTTAGTTGTTCAAAGTATAAAGAAATTATAAAAACTATGGATTTGATAGATAAAAATAAAGATAATTTAATCTATATAAATAAACTTATAAATATATTTTTCGATTATAAAATTGAGGTAAAAGAACTGGATCAAAAAGAAATATATGATATTTTAGAAACTTATATATTGATTGAAAAATATATAGAACAGGTCCATGAAAAAATAAACAATGTACTTAGTGATGAAGAAATAGAAGAAAGCGAAAGTGCATTTGATGATTATGACAAAGAAAACGGATATGAAGATGAAGAAAATTTAAAAGATATTAGTAAGTATGAAATAAGTTTAAAAATACTTTATGGTATCTTTGATTTTGCTAGATTAAAGTTAAAGTTTTCTTTAAAGGAATGCTTAGAAACAAACATATTTGAGTTATTAGATTATATAGATTACTCACTTAAAAATAAAGAGTGTGTTCAAGAAGATTATGCAGATATAGAAGCATAGTCTTTTTTATTTTTGAAAGAAGGGAGGTTTTAAATGGCAGCTAATATTAAAATTAGAGCAAATAGTTCTGACTTTCAAAAACAAATGAAAGAAATGTCTGCTGAATTAAAAAAAGTTGGAAGTAGCTATAGTTTAGCACAAACACAAGCTAGACTATTTGGAAGTACAACAGATGTTTTAAAAAGTAAACAATCAGAATTAACTAGCAAGATGCAAATTCAAAATAGAATGATAGAAGCACAAACAAGGAATATAAGTAAACTTAATTCTGATATATCAAAGCAAAAGGAAAAACAATCAACATTAGCAGACAAAATAGAAAAAACTAATGAAAAATATAAAGAGAGTGTAAGCCAAACTGGTAAAAACAGTGAAGAATCTAAGAAATTAAAACAAGAATTAGATAATTTAAAAAAAGAATATGAACAAAATGATAGAGCTATAGATAGTAACACTAAAAAATTAGATAATGCAGAAATTAAATTAAATAATAGTAAAAAGGCATTATTAGAAAATGAAAAGGCATTACAAGAAGTTAATAAAGAGTTAGAAAAAAGTAAGCTTGATAAATTTAGTGAAGGACTTGAAAAGTCTAGTCAAAAAGCTGAAGGTATTTCTAATAAAATGAAGCCAGCTAGTACAGCTATAACTGGAATAGGAACTGCTGCTGCTATGGCTAGTGTTGGTTTTGAAGATGGTATGGCTAAAGTAAGCACAATAGCTGATACAACTAAAGTTCCTTTGGGAGATTTAAGAAAGGGCATATTAGATTTATCTAATCAAACTGGAATATCAAGCGAGGAAATAGCTAATAACGTATATGATGCTATTTCAGCAGGACAACAAACTGGGGATGCAGTTAGTTTTGTAAGTAACTCAACTAAACTAGCTAAAGCAGGATTTGCAGAGGCAGGACAATCATTAGACTTATTAACTACTATAATGAACTCCTACGGATTAAAGGCTCAAGATGTTACAAAAGTAAGTGATACACTTATTCAAACTCAAAATCTTGGTAAAGTTACAGTTGGTCAATTATCTGCTGATATGGGTAGAGTTATACCTACAGCTAAAGATTTAGGTGTTAATTTAGAACAAGTAGCTAGTGGATATGCAATAATGACATCAAAAGGTATAAAATCAGCTGAAACAACAACTTACATGAATAGTATGCTAAATGAACTTGGGAAAAGTGGAACAACTGCAAATAAAGCATTAAAAAAAGCTAGTGGAAAGTCATTTCCAGAGTTAATAAAAAGTGGTAAATCTTTAGGTGATATTTTAGCAATGATGGAAAAGGAGGCTAAAAAAAGTGGCAAATCTTTAGGTGATATGTTTGGTAGTGCCGAAGCAGGTAAAGCAGCACTTGTATTAAGTTCTAAGTCAGGAAAAGAATTTAATGATATGCTTGGTAAAATGAAAGATAGTGCAGGCTCTACAGAAACAGCCTTTAAAAAAGTTGATGCTGCAACAAGTCAAGGACTAAAGAAAGCATTAAACTCAACTAAGAATGCATTAATAGGATTTGGAGATGTAATATCCCCATTTATATCTTTAGTTGCTAAAGGAATAACTAATATAACAAAAGCTATAGGTGGTATGAGTAAATCTCAAAAAACATTAGTTGTTGGATTAGGAGCTGCTTTTGTAGCTACAAACTTAGCTATAGGTGGATTTGCAAAATTAGCTAAAGGTTTAAGTAATAATATAAAATTTATGCAAAAATCAGGTAAAGCTATAAAAGATTATGCAAAAGCTACTAGAGATGGTGAAACTAAGCTAGTTAAATTTGGAAAAGGAATAGTAAAAGTATCTAGAAATATAAAAGACTTTACTTTAAATATAGGTAAAAAAGCTGTTCAAGGATTAAAGAGTTTTGGTAAAGGTCTTTTAACAGTAACTAAAAATTTAGGTAAGTTTGCTATAAGTATAGGTAAAACAGCAGGCAAAGGAATCTTAGCTTTTGGTAAGGGGCTTTTAACTGTAACTAAGAATTTAGGTAAATTAACATTAGCAATATTAAAAAATTCGGCTCAACTAACTAAGAATGGTTTAATGTGGCTAGGTACTAAAGCTAAAATGCTTGCTTTTAAAGGAGCTCAATTAGCTGTAACTGGAGCAACAAAAGCTATGACATTAGCACAAAAAGGATTAAACCTAGTAATGAGTATGAATCCAATCGGTGTAGTAATAACAGCTTTAGTTGCTTTAGGAGCTGTGTTTGTCACTTTATATAATAAGTGCGATTGGTTTAGAAACGGTGTAAATGCTGTATGGTCCAAAGTGAAAAATATATTTGTTGGATTTGCAAATTTCTTTAAAGGTGCATTCCATAGAGATTTTACAAGAACATTTGGATTATTAGGAGTTCCGTTAAATCATTTCTTTTCAGTAGTTGGAACTGTATGGAATGGAATAAAAGGAGTTTTTAATGGTGTTTTAACCTTCTTAAGTGGTGTATTTACTGGAAATTGGAGGAAAATATTCAGTGGACTTAAGCAAATAATAGCTAGTATTTTTGGAACTATCGGAGGAATTATAAAGGCTCCTATTAATGCTGCTATATCAGGAATAAATTCAGCAATAAGGGCAGTTAATAGGATTAGCTTTAATATACCTAATTGGGTCCCAGTTTTTGGTGGGAAACATTTCGGTATTCATTTACCTCAGATACCAGCGTTGGCTGAAGGTGGTATAGTAACGAAAGCTACTATGGCACTTGTTGGAGAAGGGAAAGAACACGAAGCCGTAATACCTCTTTCTAAATTAGATAAATTAGTTACTAACTCAGTACAAAAAGTTTTAGATAATAGAGGAAATAAAACATATGAAAAAAATAATCAAGAAACTAAAATAATTCAAATTAATCTGCAGGTAGGTAGCAAAAATGTAGCTGAAGCTATATTTGATGAATTTGGAAATTTAATAAGTAAAAATCAAAGAAGTAGAGGAATAGCAAGGGGGCATGTATAGATGTTTAGTAAGTATTTTTTAATATTTAATAATTTAAATTCTAAATTTGATTTAGGATTAAGCATAGTAAAAAGACCTAATATTCCCTCTCCTTCTAAAATTAAAACTACAAAACAAATTCCTGGTAGAGATGGTTTAGTTTATGAAGAAGAAGGTGGCTATTCGGATATTGTAATTCCAGTTGAATTTAATTTCATAGAAAAAAACAATCTTAAGGAAAGATTTAGACAAATTAAATTATGGATTAATGAAATACAAGATAATAAATTAATTTTTAGTGATGATCCTGAGTGGTTTTATAAAGTAGTAGATGTAAACTTAAATGGAGATTTTGAAACTATCTTAAGACGTAAAGGTAAATTTAGAATTGATTTCACTTGCAGAGGTTACTTATATAACTTAGATGCAGATGAATTTATTGAGATACATAATAATGATAATTTATATAATTACTATTTAGAATCAAAGCCACAGATATATATACAAGGCAATGGAGAGGTAAAAGTAAGTATAAATAATAGAAAGTTTACTGTCCCAGTTCAAGACTATATATATATTGATAGTGAACTTGAATTAGTTTTTAAAACTACCGATAATTATTTTAATTTAGGTACTGGAACTTTTCCAGTTCTAAATAAGGGTGCTAACCTTATACAATTTGAAGGTAATATACAAGTGCTTAAAATAAAACCTAGATGGAGGTGTTTATAATGCAATGTTATAAACCGTCAAATACTAACTTTGATAGAAATGGAGATATAAAATTACAGCCGTCTAGTGCTATTTTAAAAGTAGAGTTAAATGGTATTTGTGAAATTGAAATTGAGCATAGTTACGATAAAGAAAAAAGATGGAAAACAATTGAAAATTTAGGTGTAATAAAATGTGATGTTTGTTATAGCAAAAATCAACAGCTATTTAGAATCTATGATGTAGCAAAAGGTATGTTCGGGGTAAAAGTAAAAGCTAGACATATTTATTTTGATTTAATTGATAAAATTATTGTAGATACTAGAGCAGTTAATTTTAATTGTGAAACATCCTTAAATATTATTTTAACTGGAACGAAATTCAGAGGGCATTCAGATATTAGCCTAACTAATACGGCATACTTTGTAAAAATGAATGCTTTAAGTGCAATAAGTGGAGATAGTGATAATACACTATTAAACCGTTGGGGTGGCGAAGTAATAGCTGATAACTTTGATGTATATGTAAATCATAGAATTGGTGGCAACTACGGAGTTAAAGTTAAGTATGCTAGAAATATGTTAGATATAGACTTAGCTGAAAATACAGATGAAATAGCTACACGTATATACCCACAAGCTTATAACGGTATTATGTTACCTGAACTATATATTGACTCTCCATTAATTAATAAGTATCCAATTATAAAAGAAAGACATATGGTTTTTGAAGATTTAAAATTAAAAGAAGATTGTAATGGAGAAGATGAACAAGGTTTTGAAACAAGAGAATCTTTATATGAAGCTATGCGACAAAGAGTTAAGGAAGCTTTTAAAAGTGGCTTAGATAAACCTAAAGTTTCAGGAAAAGTTGATATAGCTATACTAGAAAATACAGAAGAATATAAAAGTTTTAAGAAGCTAGTTAACGTTGGAATTGGAGATACATTAATAGTTGAACATCAAAATATAGGTGTAGATTTAACTACTAGATGTGTAGGTCTTGAATGGGATATATTAAATAAAAAATATAATGCAATAACTTTAGGGGAACTTAATACAGATTACTTTGATAGACAAGATCTAGCAAAAGAAAAACTAGATAGTATATTAAATAGTAATGGTAATGTGAAAGCTGAAAGTTTAGAAGGTGTGGTTTCTGCCCTTAATACTAAGTTTCAAACTTTAAGGGATATTGCACAACCTCAGCAAGTTAAAGCGATGCTGTTTGAAGATAGAGTTCAAGGTAGTAAAACATATGGAGCATTAGCCCTAGGCTCTATGGGCTTAATGATAGCTAATAAAAGAACTTTAGATAATAAAGATTGGCAATGGAATACTTTTATTGGTGGTGGCTATGTATATGCCGATTGGTTAATAGGTAAATTAAAAACCGTTTTAATAGAAAATCTAGATGGAAGCTTGCAAATAGATTTATCAAAAACCGGTGGACTTATGACTAAAAAAAATGGTGTTAATGCAATTGAACTTGCTGGAACTGATTTAAATTTATATGATTGGGATGGAGAAGGAGATCCAGTTGGAAAGTTATATTCCTCTAGACGTAACAATAATGAAAACGTACCTGGAGTTGTTTTAGCTAATATGCTAAATTCTTATTTGTCATTAGCATATCAAGAAAATGGAACTTTTTATAGTTATATTGTATGTGATAAACATAATATAGATGGAAGTGCAAATGTTCCTATTAATGTAGACCATGATGTAGACCTTAGAGGGTCTGAATTATGGCTTAAATATGGTTTAAATAGTATCTTTAATTCTAGTACAGATAATTTTGTAGCTAAGGTATTAAATAATTTTGTAGTAGCTGAAAGAACAAATAATTTTTCTAGATTAATTTTGGGAAAAAATAAGTTTATTTTATCTGATGTTTTAAATAGTGACTGTTATCCATATGCTAGTTTTTCTCCTGATGAAGCTTATTTTTCGAAAGGTGGACATAAAAACTTTTCTTCAAGCCCTAGTGGTTTTAGTTTTTGGATTAATGGCAATGATGCTTTTTATTCTTCAACAACAAATAATATAGTATCAAAGCAAAAGTTTTATGCTGATGGAGGGCTTGTAGTAAGTCAAGATTTTATCGTTCAAGGGAATAAAAACTGTGTTCAAAAGACTGAAAAATACGGTGAAAGGCTATTCTATAGTGTAGAGGATTGCGAAAGTTATTTAACAGATAGAAGTATGCATTTATTAACTGTAGAAGAAGTTAAACATGATGATAAAGTTACATATGAAAGAGTAGTTATATTAGATAATATATTTAAAGATAGTGTTAACCTTGATTTAGATTATACAGTTGAAATAATAAAACAATCATGGGGTGATTATCGAATAAAAGAACAAACAAAAGATTATTTTATAATTGAATCAGATAGAAAAGATTTTACTTTTAAATATGTTGTAACAGCTAAAAGACAAGGATTTGAAGAAGAAAGAAATAAAGAAGTATTTCTAGAAACTTTAAAAGAAAATGATTTAAATAATAATATTATTGAAAATAAAGAGTATTGGAGATTATATACAGAAAAAGAAGGTGATAGTATTGGCAGTAAATAACTTTCATTTTAAATTAGATATTGAACGTGAGGATCATATCCCTAAATTTCGATTAAAGCAGTATGACACTGCTATTTTTTATGCATCTTTATATAAAAATGGACTTCCTTATCATTTTGAAAATGAACAGATTAAAATGTTTGTAAAAAAAGCAGATGGAACTATAGTATATCAAGAAGATAATATAACCATTCAAGGTGATGAAGTTAAAATAAATGTAAAAAATCAAGCATTAACAGCAAGTGGATTAACTTATGCTGAATTAGAATTAAGGTCAACAAGTGGACAAGTAACAACAGCTACATTTTTATTTGAAGTAAGAGAAAAAGTAGGCTCTGATAAGGCTATAGAATCTATTACAGATATATGTACTTTAGAAAAGCTTGATAGATATGTTGGACAAGCTAAAAAAGAACTAGATAAGTTTAAACAAGACCTTTCTAAATTAGAGGATTTAGTAGCAAATAAAGATAAATTAGAAGGTCAAAATACAGAAGCTAAAATTAATATAAAAGGACTTGAAAGAGTTTTAGAACAAGCTAGTAATATAGTTGATAACGGTGGTAAAAAGGTAACTGGAAATAATGTTATATCAGAAAGTTCAAATGGATTTATACAAAATTTAAAGTTAACTGGTAAAACATCAGTTAATATAAATCCTTCTAGGGATTTAACTATTACGGGTACTGGAACTGGATTACAATCAACTATGATTAATTTAACAAAACCTATTGAGCCTAAATCAAAATTTACTTTAATATGTAAAATACCATATGAATTCCCGAGTGATAAATGTTTTTTAAGATTATATGATTCTAATGGCTCTTGGGTAGCAAAAGGTATAGAAGGCTCTGAACTGTACAGCAATAAAGGTACTATAATCGTTAAAAATATAGAGTTTATAAATAATTCAACTAATAATGCAGTTAAGTTAGGTCTATTTGCCCGAAATACTAATGAAACATTTATGCTTAAAGACGTTATGATACTAGAAGGTGCAGATACTAAAAATCCACCTAGTTACTTTGAAGGCATTAAATCAGTTGGAGATGGAGTAGACAATATATCATTAAAGAGTAGTAATTTAAATTTATTTGATGAAAAATTATTAAGTTCTAAACTTGAAGCTGATGGATATTACCATTTCAGAACAACTGGAAATAATAGATGCGACTTATTTATGGGGTTTGTTGATGAAAACTACAAACAAATAACAGATATGAGTCCGAATATGGTTTTAGATTTATCTAAGTTTGATTTAAAAAATTGGAGATTTTTAATCGGATTAAATGGAGATGTTAAAGACGATAAAGTTTTAATTCCAATTGAACAGATAGGTTTTTTAAATACTAAATTCTTTAAAGGATGTGAATTTATAAAGGTTGATAATAACCATATTAAAGTTAAAAATATAGAACTTAGTTTGAATAAAACAACTCCTAGTTATGTTCCTCATGAAGAAAGTAAAAGGAATCTTTTATATTATAATTCTAAAGATACGGTATGGAAAAAACCTATTTTAAGGGGGATATATGAAGGAGTAAAAGATATAAACGAAAAACATTCAAATGGTAAAATTTATTATCGTAAGAAATGTATGGAGTTTATTATAAATGGAAGTGAAAACTGGGTATTTGATGGAGATTTAGGTAATACAATTAGATGTTATCTAAGAAATTCAAATATAAGACCTGGGTTAGTTACTTCAAATAGATTTAATTCTATACAAAACTATGCACTTGATAAAGAGCACATATATGCATCAGATGGATTATTATGGGTATTTCTAAATAAATCTAAAGCTACAGATTTAAATACATTTAAAAATTATTTTAAAGGAACGCCAACTACTGTAGTTTGCCCAATGATTAAAGAGGAAGTTTATGAATGCTTAGATATATCAACTAGATCTTTTAATCCTCAAACTTTATTTTCAGTAAGTAGTGGGGCAATAGATCCAGAAGTAGAATATTACATTCCTTCTTCTTTTGTATCTTCGGATAGTTCAATATCTGAAAAGCTTGAAAATGTTGATGATAGTTTATTAAAGCTTGCATTTGATTTTATATCTCATAATCACGATAAAAGATATGATTTAAAAAATTTAGGAAGTGTTACAGATTTTGATATAGCTTTAGAGCCAGGTCGATATTATGTTTTTAAAGAAGGTGGAAGTATTCCAAATGCTCCTTATAGTGGGAATATCTATGGGGCATTAGAGGTATTTCATACCAATGATACTGAATTAATTCAAAGATTTACTAGTGCTAATGGTAAAATTTACACTAGATTAAAAAACTTTGAAGGTAATTGGTGGACATGGTCAAACATGACTAATATAGGTGATTTTTCTTGGGATTTTAATAATTCAACAGGTACTGGATTTCAAAAACTACCTTCAGGTATGATTATACAATTTGGAACAACTCAAATAGGATTTAATGATAATTCTTGCATAGGCACTGCTAAAATATATTATCCTTTAGCATTTACAAAGTTTTGTAAATGTACTGGGAACTTAGAAACAAATAGTTATGGTGGATACAATGAAACAAATGCAATAGTCGGAGGACAAACCTTAACTAATGGATATGCGGAAGTAAGAGATATTCAAGGAAGACCACGAACTGGATATACAGCTACAGTAACATGGATAGCAATAGGAATATAAAGGGGGTGTTAAAATGAAAATTTATATGAAGTATAAAGAAGATACTAGAGAATTTAATGGCTTTTATCAACAAAATAAAGATTATGATATTATACCAAAACCAAATATATGTATTAGCAATGAATTAAGATGGTATTTACAACAAATAACACAAGGTTTTAAAATAAAAGATTCAATAGATCCTAAAGAGATTTATACAATTGAAGATAAAGATATATTTGAAATAATTCCTTTTGAGTATGAAAAGCCAAAGCCATCTAGAACTGATTTATTAGAAAAACAAAATGCCTTTCTAGTAAAAGAAAGTTTAGAAAAAGATATACAAATAAAAAAATTAAATATGAGCTTAGCACAAGCTACTTTAAACTCAGTAAAAAAAGATATTGAATTAAAAAAAATGAATACTAATATAGCTCAAACAACTTTAAATCTAGTAAAAAAAGATATACAAATCAAAGGCATAGAAAAAGAAGTTGCTGATTTGATGCTAAAGGTTGGAGGTAAATAAAATGGATATTTGGTATTTTGAAACAGCAAAAACCTATTTTGAATCAAAAATATATACAGTAGATGATATTAGACTATTTGTTGAAGCTGAAAGAATAACAAAAGAACAGTTTAAAGAAATAACTGGCGAAGATTTCGATAAACCTACTAATAAGTTACCGATGGTTATAACTGAAGATAATAAATAATGAAGGACTATAAAAGATAGTTCTATTTTTATGCAATTTTTAGGAGGATATATGAACATAGAGATTACTTTGCTCTGTACTATAGCTGGTGCCATGCTAGGCTATATGAGTTATAAAAAGAAGAATGAAAAAGATATAGAAGATGATGCATCACAAAAAACAGTAGTTGCTACAAAGTTAGATTACATAAGTAAAGGAGTTGATGATATAAGGCTTGATATAAAAGCTCAAGATACAAAAATAAGTAATGTCATAGAAAGGCTTATAAAAGTTGAAGAAAGCACTAAATCAGCACATCACAGAATAGATACAATAGAAAAAACAAAAGGAGAGATTTTATATGAAAAGTAGATTAAAAAATCCATATTTTTGGTTAGGTTTAGGTGGAGTTATATTTTCATCAGCTGGAATTGATTTTAAAACTTTAACAAGTTGGAACTTATTAGGAGAAGCTTTATTAAGTATATTAGCTAATCCAGTTGCTGTTGTAGCTGTTATAGCTGCATTAGTTGGTGTATGTGTAGACCCTTCTAGTAAAGGGTTAAAAGATAATAAATAATTTATATAAAATTTAAAAATAATGCTTACAAAAATTATAAATAAATTATATATAATTTATTTATAATTTAAAATCAAGTTAAATAAAAGGTAGTGAATTAGACTCTCTGAAGTCTTTTTTTATTGCCTTTTAAATATAAAAATATAAATTTTAGGAGGATTTTATTATGAAAACAAATATGATAGATGCAGGACATGGTGGATATGATTCAGGGGCTCCAGGGTTACATGGATGCTTAGAAAAAGATATAGTTTTAGAGGTCTCAAATAAAATAAATGATTATTTAAAAACACAAGATATAAAAAATATAAATACTAGAACTACAGATGTATTTGTATCTTTAAATGAAAGAAGTAATAAAGCTAATAACTTAGGAGTAAATTCTTTTGTATCTATACATTGCAATAGTTCTGATAATCCAAACGCTCAAGGGTTAGAAACTTATTGCTATAAATTTAAATATAGACCTTTAGCTGATGCTATACATTCTGAAATTATTAAAGAAGGCCTTTATACTAAAAATAGAGGTGTTAAGGAAGGCAACTTACATGTTGTAAGAGAAACTAATATGGATGCTTGTTTAGTTGAATTAGGCTTTATAACTAGTGAAGAAGATTATAATTTAATAATGAATAATAAAGACAGATTCGCTAAAGCAATTGCAAAAGGAATATGTAAATTTAATGGAGTTCCTTGGAAAGAATCTTCTAATACAACTTCAAATGAAGGATTTAAAAACGGAGATTATTCAGGAAGAAAAGCAAGAGTTATAGCAGATGTTTTAAATGTTCGCTATGATAGAGGAACTCAATACAATGTTATAGGACAAGTTAAAAATGGTAATATAGTTAATTTACAATATTGCTTAAATGGATGGATAAGTATAGAAGGATTTAAAGGTAATAAAGGGCTTGGATATGTAAGTTCTAAATTCTTAGAATTAATATAATATTAAATCTTAAATTTAAATGTACAATTTGAATTACATAGAAATATATAATCATACCTATTTAAAAGTAAAATAATTAAAAATTTAAAATTTTGATATAATTAAATAGATCCTACTATTATATTGATAACAAATTTTTAAAAACCCAAATTAACAAAAAAGACTAATTGAAATCCGCCTATACAATATTTCAATTAGTCTTTTTTTATTATCAAAATATATTTCTTAAGACCATCTTTTAAAGCTCATTAAAAGCTAATAAAGGGCTTGGATATGTAAATTCTAAATCCTTAGAATTAATATAATATATTAGCTCCAAATATTCCGTTTTCGCTAATTGTGGGGATTTAAATGTACAATATTTACCTTTAAAATTCATTTAATTTGTTATATAATAGTAACGAACAACTAAAAGGAGGTCATACAATGTTAAAACTTTTAGTAATTGCTATTCTATCGTTTTTAGCAAGTACATTTATGTTTTTTAAATTAAACGTATACACTTGTAAAAATGAAAATAGCAAACATGTTCTAAGGATAAAGCTAAATAGCAAAGTAAAATGTAATAAAGTAGTTTAATAATAATATCTTACTTCCTTCTTACTAGTAACATGACTAGAGTAGTATGAGAATCCAAAATAGTAAGGAGGAAGTATCATGCAATTATTAAATAGTTTAGGCTCATTTATATTAGCTGTACTTATAATATTTTTAGTTTATAAATTTGCTTGTAAACATGAAAGCTATGAAATTGAGCTTAGTTGGTCTATTAAACCTATAAAGATAAGTGGAAAATTGAAAAAAGACTATAATGAGAATAAATAGTTTTATTATAAATTTTTAAAAAACTTATTTTAAAATGTTGAATGATGAAAGATAGATTTAAGTTAAAAAGACAAGGGAGATTTTTACTTTATATAAAAGTAAACTTCCATGTATATAATGGAAGAAATTAAAATGGAAATCAAAATGGAATTAAAAAAGAAAAATAGGTTAGCGGTAACTAACCTTTATTACATTTAAAATGCTAAGCAACTCATACTAATCTAGTCGCCTCTTTCTTTTATTATATCATAAAAGAGCCAATTTTATACAATTAATATAAATTCAAGCCTGGTATATTTAACCAGGCTTTTTATATTACAAAAATATACTTACAAATAATACTTTTTTAATACATAAATTTGTTGATAATTTTTAAATATCTGTTAATAAACTGTAGTTCATCTGTGGATATTTAATCTTTTCTGACTATGTCAGTATATTTTTTTTAATAAATATAGTATTTTCAATATTTTAAAACTTAAGACATAAAATAATAAGTTTTATGTCTTATAAAATTCAATAAAAAACGAGCGTATCAATATTGATAATTAACAATATATTTTATCCCTAAAAATTTTCCTTTTCTCCAAAATTCTACAAAATATATTATTTGAATATATTATTATATATAGTATCAATTTTTAAATGGAGGTAAAGTAATAATGAATTTGTATAATGATAGAGATTATAATCATATTACAAGTGAAGAAATTAAATGTTTCAAGGAGATAAAGCGTTTAGAAAAAATAGGTCCTAATGGAAATCCTCTCCCAATTGGTATCAAAAATATGTATAGAGATTACCCTAAGGCTGTTAGACATAATTTATCATTATTTCCTAATAATCTTCTAGATATAGAAGAATTGAAGAAAGAAAAAACATTACTAAATCTAATTGGAGAGTTTGAAAAACTTCTTGAATTAGATGATACAACTGAAAGGACTGTTCTTAAATTCATCAACCAATATGGAAATTATCATCTAATCGCATCTATACTTTATTATTATAATTTCGGACATCATGATGCTTATCTTTTCCGTGAATTTAAATTAGGTACAACGTATATAGTAGATTACTTGATTATAGGTAGAAACTCTGGTGGATATGAGTTTATATTTGTAGAACTCCAGGATCCTAAAAAAAATATAACTAAGAAAAATGGAACATTTGGGAGTCAAATAAGAGACGGCTTAGATCAAATTGATGATTGGAAAAGATGGTTAGATCAAAACTATTCCACATTATATGAAAGCTTTAATAAATATAAAAATAAAAATATACATGAACTAGATAATATAATTCATGTATTAACAGATGAATTTCTTAAGTACGATAGTACAAGAATTCATTTCGTTGTTGTAGCTGGAAGAAGATCTGACTTTAAATTAAACCAAGATATTACATATTCACTAAAAAGAGGTTTAAAGAAAGAACGAAATATAAATTTAATTCATTACGATAATTTAATAGAATTATCAAAAAATCTAATTGGAAAACAAACTTATTAAAACTATATTTATTATTGGATATTGTATTTTAATTTGACTCTATAATTATTTAAGCATTACAAAATTAAGCAGGAAGTTTACTATTCAATAAAGGTGTATATGAGGAATTATGAAAAAGGTAAGTAATCACTATGTTCCACAATTTCTATTAAAAAATTTTTCAAATAACAGAAAATCTATAGGAACATATATATGGAAACAAAAAAAATATATAAAAGAGGCTTCTATAAAAAAACAAGCTTGCAAAGATTATCTCTATGGAAAAGATATGTATATAGAAAATAATTTTATGCGGTTAGAAAAAATATGGGCAAAAATTATAACAGCTATTGTAGAACAAGAAAAAATACCATTAAAACTAGAACCTTATACATATTTAATTACTTTCATATTAACATGTGAAGCGAGAGACTTGAAATCTGCAAACTTAATTAATAAATATACAGATTTCTTAGCTAAAAAATCTTTAGAAAAATTACCTAATAGTAAATTAACTTATGAGATAATTAACGATATTAATGTAGAAATGGAAATTCCAAATCTTATACCACTACAAGCAGCTTTTTTAGGAGCTCCTATGCTTGTAGATTTGAAATGTTGTTTACTAATAAATAAAACCGATAGGAGCTTTATAACTAGCGATAGTCCTACAGTTAGGTACAATCAAATGTATTTGCATAGGAATTACGATAGAGGTTATGGATTATATAATAGAGGTTTACAGATATTTTTTCCTATATCAAGTAAAATCTGTATATGCTTTTATGATTCTGATATTTATGACGCTTCTTTAAATAAATTTGGAAACATAGAAATAATTAGGAGTAAACAGATAGATGAGCTTAATAAGGTTATATATTTAAATTCATACAATAATATATTTTTTAATGATAAAGTAAAAAAAAGTTATATAGAAAAACTAACAAAAGATATATATAGTCATAAAAAACTTGAGCACAGTGAAATACTTGAATTTGATATAGATAAAGATTCAGTGATAATACTTGCTCCTAACCAAGTACAATATAAAATGAAACTCCCTATATTTAAAATAAAAGAAGAATACCTAGATATTAAATTACCACCTCATATGAAAGGCCCAGTTCGCCCATACATTTTATTGTCAGATTTAATGGATTAGCATACTATTCTAAATATATATAATTTGTTAGTCCTAGTTTAAAACTTTTTAGATGTAGCTAATTCATATAAAAAGGTGTGATTAATATCTTAACTATAAATTAATTGTATATATAATCGATAGTTCAGCATTGTGACTTTTACTTTTTATGGATTTTTATTATCTAATAAGCTTCTGACAAAAAAAGTTATGAAAATTAATATAAAATAACAAACATAAAAGTATATCTTTTATGTATTGTTTATCAATTCTATTTACTAAGTTTTTAATTTTTTTAGCTTATTAGAATAAAAGGCAAAATTCCTATAGATCATACAATCATGAGTAGGGATTTTGCCTTTTATGTTTTAATGTTTATCCTTATTTCTTTCTTCTATTTATCAAAGTTTTAATTATTGTAATTAAAAACACTATGATGAGTATTGACAGTATTATATTTAATATAATATTTTTTACTTTAAATAAAAGTAAGGTATTTATTATTAATAATGATCCATATGCAACATATGTATTATTATCTTTTTTTTCTTCAAAATTTAAAACTATATTTATTATACTAACTATTATTAAAATAATATTTATTATCATATTGTTATCCTATATGAACAAAGTAATTGTTTTTGTTACCCACCAAGCAACATCATTGTTCATACCTACTTTTTTACAAGCTTTATATATTACATTTTCTACTGTACCTGTATAGTGGTCTATAGCATTTAAAAACGATTCTAATCCTACATATGCAGTTATAGTTTGTCTTACTTTAAAGGGTAATTTTCTCCAGATTTTTCTAACTGCTTTTGATATCCAACTTATTTTACCTCTAGGCTGTATCATATTTTCAGTTTCCAATTTGTAATCATTTACAGCTTGGCTTAATTGTCTTTTTTCTTCATAAGTCAAACCAAAGTAATTGGAAATTTCATCTAAATCTGTAGTTGATTGTTTTTGAACTATATTTGAACTATTAATTGATTCTTCTGCTGCATATACAGTTCCCAGAACAGGTGTAGATATCGTGATACCTACCAATGCTAAAACAAAAGTTTTTCTAACGTTTTTCATAATACTCATTCAAAACACCCCTTTAGTTTTAATATGTATTTTAATATTACATTAAAATATAATATTTTTGTGTAAATTTTTTGTAATATATAGAAATTTTTGAAAAATAAAAATAGTAATAAAAAATTACTCTAAAATCATAAAACACATAGTTTTATACCGACTAGTCACTATAAGTAAAGACTCCATATATTATATCCTAACCTAATTTGTTTTTTGATGTCTTTATTTTAGATTAATTTCACGAATTATACTTAAATTAGCGTAATTAAAATTAAATGTTTGTTT